GTATCATAGACGTGTAGCATTACGAAGTCATTTAGTTCATCTCTACCGAAACTACTATAAACTTTAGAAGGTGCGAATAAATTATTTCGCTCTTGTTGTGTAAATGAATATTCTTGTGCCATTATGAGTTTTTACCTGGTGATTTATCTACAACATATGGAAATCCTAATTTTAACCATATTCGTTGTCCTTCTGGTGTTCTATATAAATGATTTTCAATTATTTCGTCATACTGAAAATCTCGTAAATCTTTTTTAATACTCTTATATCTTTTACCACTTATGCCCGCAGCCTTTCTTTTTTTATTAAGTCTAAATTCTTCCCAACCTGGTGCATTGTTTCCTTTTTTTCTATTCTCATCAAAAAATTGTAATACCTTATTATTTAATAAATCTGTTGATACCTCAGGTGTAAGTTCATCCCCATAATATTCGTTAACGAATTGGATTAAGTAATCTCTCAATTCTAATGTAAATTCTACTTCTTCTGTAGCTGCTGTTGTATCTGTTGTTGTGGTTGTGGTTGTGGTTGTGGTTGTGTCTTCTGCAATTGGTTGAAAATAATATGTAAACTCATTGTCTATTTGACCAGTAAAAAAGAATTGTTTGTTTTCTAAACGAACTTCTTCAAAATCTTCTTCTAAAGAAATACCTGCTGTTGCACTTTCAAATGAAACTAATATTCCGTCTTCATCTCGTAATGGTGTATTGGCACCAAGTGAACCTGATACCTGTTGTTTCTTTTTTAAATCATCAATTTCATTTTGATATTCAAGTGTATCACCATTTACAATGTTACTATATAGTTGTGATTTTTTTGCTGCGTCACTTGGTAAATATGGCATTTTATCTTACCACTCTAAATTCATAGTTATCATCATAAAAGTTAATCTGTTCATCAGTCGTTCCACTGCCACTAACTACTTTAAGACAAAAACGATAATTCCTCTCTGCTTGTAATCCATCCATTTGTATGTTAAAGAAATTACTTGTACTATCACAACTAATCTTAGAACCACTACCGAATGGAATAATTACTTCTTCTGTTTCTGCGTCTCTAACTGAGTAGAAAGCAGATGCACTTGGCAAATATTTAACATCTAATTCACCTGGTGTTGTTGAAAAAGCAGTTGTTGGATATAATTCTCTACCAACTATTCTTAATTTTGTAATTGTTTTTTCTTTATATTCTGTTCTCAAGTTTTTAAAATAAACTTTTAATCTTTCTAAGTCTGTTGAACTTAATGCCGATAAACTTCCTGTTGACCAACTTGAATCATCCCACTCCACTTCTAATTTAGGTGGATAGATTGTATGGGTTTCTCTTGAGAAATATTTTAGATTTCCTAAACGAGTTCCATCACCCTCTTGTCCTGTATTGAAATCAAAACTAGCTGTTGCGTGATTGTTTCCATATGAACCACTATCTTCTCGTTTAACAATAAACCCGTTGTTCGGGTAAATAGAACTTGAATAAATCCAATTCTTCACTAAGTCGGTTACATCTGCTCTAACATCTTTTTTATCAAATGTTAAATCGTATGAAGAACTAACTCCATATTCTTGACCAGAAGCGTAACTTGCTGTAAACCAAGCACCACCCTCAGTCAATACTGAACCTGTTACCCAAGGTGTTTTCGCATCGTGGTCTCTATATTGATAACTTACTCCGTCTGAAGTTACTGGGTCGTGGTCAAGTTTTCCTGTTCCTTGTTTCCAACTACCACTTACCATATAGATATGTAGTGATTGTTCTGCTTCAACTTCTTCTGAAGTTGCGTCAAATAAATTTAAATAATATTTTGCAGTTGAAGGTATTTTACTTTCTTGAATGGATTGTGAAATGTATGCTAAATCAAAATCAATCAATACTCTTGATACATTACCTACCGTACCATTATTGTTTACAACTTTATTAATTTCTAATATTTCATCTAGTCCAGTATTAATAGAAGCTGTTGTTCAACCTGAATAAATGCTCGCATCTCTTTTTCCAAATTCAAAATAATGCATTATCTATCTCCCACTACTTTACCCTCAATATCACTATTGGGAAATTTAAGTTCAAATATACTTGGGTCTAATGAAGGATATATAATTCCTTCTTGTGATGCTGATTTTAAATCATACACATTACCACTATACCCATTTGCAACCTTTGATTTGTTTTCAATTAATATCAAATCTTGATTTGGATTATTAACTTCTGGTGGAACAATGGATACTACTCCGTCCACTAATGAAATTTGATATGCCAAGTCAGTCAACACAATCGGTTGATTGATTTGCCATTTGTCTGGTGCAAAGAATTGTTTTACTTTTTGTATTGCTCTAAACAATACATCATTTTTATTGTATCCTCGTTTCACAATGATATTAAACTTAACACCAACATTGATAACATATCCGTCTTTAATGTTGATTGCGTCTGTTAATATTCTATATTGTGAAAGATATATTTTTAAATTTTGTTTTACTGCTCTATTCAAAGCAACTAATTTTTTATCTGAGTTATATCCCAATAAATACATATTCAATGCTAATGGATTAGATTTATCTGCAGTAATTGTTTGTATCACTCCGTCATTTATAGATAATTGCTTTTTTTCTAATTGTTCATCTTGAACAATATATGCCTTTGCGATGTTACCATATTTTTGTGGTAATGAATAAGCTCTCGTAATGTAGTCTGCTTTAGTAACTGCTCTGTTCTGTGCATTAAAGTATGCAGCTGCATTTTCTTTTATTTGAGTTAAAGTTTCTGTTGTGGAACCACCTGATGCTGGACTTTCATTTGTAATTGATATACTTTGTTCAGAAGTTTCTTTATCTGCTCCTGTTATTCCTTCGGTAGAAATTGTATATACTTTTCTACTAAACTTATTTATAGTGTTACTTGGAACATTATCTTCTACTCTTCCACCATAATTATAATTTACCGTAAGTGTTGTGTTGCTTGGTGCTAATCCAAATGTTTGTGTTTTCAAAAAATTACTCGGGTCAAATGCCTCATCTAATCTTGAAACACCCATACCTAAAGATGAACCAACATTATCTGGATTTGGAATTATTTCTTCATCTGCATTATCACTAACACCACTACCAAATCTTAATTCCATTTTATTATCATCACGAACATAAGTTGTAAATCGTCTTGATGATTTAATTAATTTTAATAAATATGGTGTATCCATTTCAAACTCAGCTAAATCAGGGTCAGTAAGTGTTGTGTTTTGTTCTGTTTCAAAAATTGTGTCTTGTGCTAAGAACGGAACTTGATAGAATGTATTTCCTTGACTATCCGTTACTGATATAATCTCAGTTACCTTTTCGTTTGATAAAACTATTTTATCAAATTCTTTTGCAGTTGTAAAACTAAAATCTTCTGATTCTCTTGTTCCTGATTGTGCTAATACTTTTTTAGTTAATCTGAAAAGTGCTGGTGTTGCTCCTGATGGTGGGTCTAATAATTCAACTTTCATTCTATCAAGTGAACTTGATGCTTTAAAATTAACATCATCCATTAATGTAAATTCTGTTCCGTTATTTGATGTTACGGTTGAGTTAGAACTTAATATTCCAGCGTAATCTAAATCTGCTTGATAATTAGAACCAACAACTTTCGCTGGAACCTCAACACTAACGGTCAATTGAACCAATGATGGTGTTGCTAATTTTGGCTTGTATCCATATGATTGAGCAATCGCTAATACATTCTTTCTTTCTTCTGCATAATGTAATAGTGTTTCTCTAAATTGATTGTCAACATAATAATTTAATACATCACCCACATACGATGCCATTTCAACAAACATCATTCCTGGTGATGCTTCATTGAAATCATTGTATTGATTCGGAAAGTATGTTTTAGCAAACTCAATTAGATTTGCTCGTATGTCTGTAAAATCTCTACCGAGATAATTTACTTCCTTACTGATTAACTTTTTATTTGTTCCATAATCTGGCATTCTTATTCTCCAATTCTAAAATCAAAATTTAATACTTCAATGGCATCGGGATTTAATGGAACCGAATATTCAATTGAAATACTAACTGTGTTATCTTGTTGTGTGGTGAAAACATTAATTATATTAATGTATGCTAAATATTTATCAGCTGATGAACGGATGGTTTCTTCTATTCTGTTTGGAATATCTTGTCCTTGTTCAAATACGATAAACTTTAATCGTGAACCAAATTCTGGCTGCATTATTCTTTCACCGGGTGTGGTTAATAACAAGTTTCGTAAGTTTGCTTTAGCTTGTTGTAATACAGTTTTTGTCTTATAGAAAAATCCCTCTGAACTATATCCCAATGGAAATTCTATTCCGACATACTTGTCATCATTTCTATCTATTTCTCTTACACTTCTTGCCATTATTTATTAAGGTCTAAAACCACCCTCACCTGTTTTCTTTTTATCTATTGCTTTCATTAGTCCAGAATAATCACGAGTTAAAGCATCTTGAACACCCGTTGGAACTTGGTCTACTGAAACACCTTGTTTCTTGATTGTATCTACTGCTGCCATCTCTCGTGCCATTTCTTTATTTTGAACTCCACCTAAATTACCATAACCCAATACTTCTGCCATATTGTCAGAACCTAATACACCACCGCCCAATGATGGATACTCGTCTTGTTGACTTTTTCCCAAAGGATTTGTGTTGTTCAATACTTCGTTCAACGCTGTATTTTTGCTGTATTGTTTTTTAACTATTTGTTTTTTAGCTTTTGGTTTTGGTTTAGAAATCACTTCTGATAGTTTGATTTCTTCTTTATCATTAATAAATATCTCGGTCATCTGTTTTTTAACTTCTTTACGGACAACTAATTCAATTATTTTTATTAAGTCATTTTTCTTCATTTCTACTCCTATTCTACATTTAGTTTTTTACTTAAATAAGTTTTACCAATTTTAATTTTTTCTAATTCTATATTTTCTTCAGTCAGTTCTGCTATCTTTTTTACATTGGGAACTGGTCTGGCTAATTGAACACCTATCTCTGTTAGATTAGTGCTTACTTGCATACTTAAAATAATATCCATTATCTTAACAAAATCTTTATTTCCTAATACTCCTGGAACAAGTGAGTCTGAACCAATGTCTATTTTTGGTGAATCAATCTCAGTTTGTGTTGAAGATTTAATTTCAATGTTAGAAGATTTGATTTCAATATTATCTGTTGTATCCACATTTAAGAACGAACCACTTATATTAATTTCATTTTCTGCAAAAACAAAAGTATCTTTTTTTGCATTTATTGAAATTGTGTCTGAATTAATATTAACTAAATTGTCCTCATTTGCTGCCAATAAGTTGATAGTTGATTTTCTATTTTCTATTCTTATAAGTGATGAGTCCTCTACACCCTCATTTTGTAAACTTGTCAAATTTATATAATTACCAAATCGTCCTTGTAGTAAAGTATCACCCTCATCACCCAATACTTTTCTTGGTGAAATGTCTTTAAAATATGCTCCCTGCTTTGTTTCTTTTGATGAATCATTGTTTAATAAAAAACTTTCATCCCCTCTTTGTCTTGCATTAGCAGAAACTTCATTTAATGCACTCGGGTGATTTGGTGCTTCATTATAATTAACGCTCAAAATATCATTAGGAATGCAACTTAGATAATATCGTTTAGTAGTTTCATTACCATAGTGAAGTCCAAACCATATTTCACCAACAACTGGGTATTGAATTACATTTGAATTTAAAGGTAAGTATGTTTGTAATACATTGGCGTCTTTACCTTGTTCACTATAAATATTTCTTCCTATTACTTGACCTGGTATTAATGAATTTTCTGAACGAGCAATATCCATAATTTCAAAAGGTTCTATTTGAAAGGATTTGTCGTCAACTTTAATTTGGTCTAATATTACAAAAAGTTCAGTTCTTGTAATTAGGTCTGTTCCATCTTTATCAACACCATTGATTGATAACTCGGTATCGTTCCATGCCATTTAATTTTCCTTTTTAATACTTGACTCGATTGAGTCTTTTCTCACTTGTAACTCTTGAACATCTGATTCTATTGCGTTCATTAATTGTTCTTTTTCTTGTTCTGATAATCCGAACTCATCTCCTGAATCCGATATTCTTCCTTCAGCTGCTGTAATTCTTTGAACGATAGTTGCCAACTTAACAAGTTGTTCGTCGTTCTTTACATTGATTTCTAAATACTCTTTGAGCATAGGTATAATCTGGATAGCAGTATCGCCATCTTTAATAAACCCTACCACTTCTTTCATTAGAACTTCTAATTGTTTTTTATTGGTATGGGAATTATCGTAGA